CCATGCTGTACTGGCTAAATCTGGCGAGGATGTAAAGCTGATTCGCTTTGGTCAGCAAGGTGTCAAGGGTTCGCCTGATGGCTCTAGCCGCAATGAAGCATTTAAAGCAAGGCACGCTGAAAACATCGCCAAGGGCAAGATGAGCGCAGCTTTTTGGGCCAACAAAGTTAAGTGGTGAAATCATGGACGGATTACGCGCAACCCCATACCGATCATCCGCTGCTGGTACAGCCAATGACCTGATTAGTGGCTTGTTGGGGTATATGCGTGATCCAAGGCGCACACAGCAAATGCAGGGGTTGGCGGGTCTTCTGGAAAGCACAGGGATTCCAAAGACCGTAGAGCGTTTTGCATACGGGGAGCCACTGACAAACATCCAACAAGCAAACGTCCCTACACTGCGCCCTGAGACAGCTAACGCATTGATGACCTTGCTACCTGTGCCAAGTGGCGCAAACAGGGCTGCAATGGCCGCTGGTCGTGCTGGTGAACGCATGGCAGAGCGAGTTGTTCCGCAAATCATGGAGCGTGGCGGTATGCCAGCGGGATTGCTAGAGGGCATGGCAACAAATACCACCAGCAAAATGTTCATTGGGCCAACATCCCCAATGTTCAACAAGGACATGGCATTGAAAGCCAGTCAACTTGAGAAAAAGGGCGCAACACCGCAAGAAATTTGGCAAACAACAGGAACTGTAAGAGGGCCAGATGGTCAACTGCGCCAAGAAATCAGCGATAAAGCATCAAGATACGATCCTGGAGCATTGGAAGATTTAAGAGCTTTAGATGATTTTGATTATTTAAAGCAAACACAGCCTTTGGGTGGAACGCTTGAGCATAGTGAGTTGTATAGGGCTTATCCTGATCTTGGGGATATGCCTGTTCACTTCATGCCAGCAGAACGCATGAAGGGTGCTTTTGGTGCGTATTCCCCTAAAAATGACAGGATGACACTGAGCGACCAACTGACTCCAGAAAAAGCCAGAAGCAGTGCTTTGCATGAGATTCAGCACGCCATCCAAGAGCGTGAGGGTTTTGCTGTTGGAGGCAATACCCGTGACTTTGCCAAACTTGCATTTGACGCAAACCAGCAAATTGACACACTGAATAATCAAATGCGTGAGATTGTTAAGCAAATGGACAATCCCAACATTGCAAGACAGGACAAAGCCGTTTTGAGCAGTCAGTATGATGACCTTATGAGCCAGCGTATGGCATTAGTTCAACAAGCTCAGATTGACCCAATGGAAGCATATGGCAACCTGATGGGCGAGGCAGAAGCCCGTCTTACACAAAGACGTATGGACTTAGGCCCAAGGCAAAGACGCCAAAACTTTCCCTTTGAATACACTGGCGAAACAGGGTATGGCCTGGACGTACCACTAGAGGGTTTGATTCAAATGGACGCAGACGGTACAATCATCCGCAGAGGTCTGCTAGGCCGTTAACAACCCCGCTAACGTGAGTTAGCACTAACTTGACCAACCTACGGGAGTCAAAAAAAGATGAATAAATTACAGGCCGGAAAATCTGAGAACTTAACCAACCGAGGCAGGGGAAGGCCACCGGGAAGCGTTAATAAGGCCACCAAGACGTTTAGAGACACAGTTAGTAGGTTGCTAGAGGATAACGCTGAAAACGTCTCTAAATGGCTTTTAGAGGTTGCCGAAGGAAATCCCGACAAAGATATTCGACCAGACCCTAAAGGCGCTTTGACTTTGCTGGCGCAGATGGCCGAATACGCTACTCCTAAACTTAACCGCACTGAGATGACTGGTGACGGTGGTGGGCCAGTAGAAATATCAGGCATCCAAATCAAACTGGTCAAGCCGAATGAATCTTGAACTGGATTTCCCTGAGAAGTTGGGATTTCTGTTTGAGCCGCACCGATACAAGATTCTTTATGGTGGCCGTGGGTCTGCCAAGTCTTGGTCGGTGGCTAGAGCATTGATCGCCATTGCTGTTCAGAAGCAAACCCGTATCTTGTGCGCTCGTGAGTTGCAGAACAGTATCTCTGACTCTGTGATTGCTCTATTGGGCGACCAGATCAAGGCTATGGGGCTTGAGTCTTTCTTTGACGTACAGCGCACAGCTATCTATGGAAAGAATGGGTCAGAGTTCTTGTTTGCTGGTCTGAAGCACAACATTACATCCATAAAATCATTTGAGGGATGCGATATCTGCTGGTGCGAGGAAGGCCAAAGCATTTCAAAAGTCTCATGGGAAACGCTGATCCCTACAATTCGTAAGCCTGACTCTGAGATATGGGTGACGTTTAACCCTGACTTGGACACTGATGAGACTTACAAGCGGTTTGTCGTAAACCCTCCAGCAACAGCAAAAATCGCCAAGGTTAACTGGTCTGACAATCCTTGGTTTCCTCAAGTTCTTAAAGAGGAACTGGAAGACCTCAAGGCTAGGAACGTAGATTCTTACCTGAACGTCTGGGAGGGTCACACCCGTCAAATGCTGGATGGTGCTGTGTACGCCAATGAGCTACGCAAGGCTCAGGAAGAAGGCCGCATCCGTGAGCTGATTATTGATAAGTCCATTCCTGTTCAGACTTTCTGGGACTTGGGATGGGCTGACATGACCTCTATATGGTTTGTTCAGGTCATTGCGGGTGGTGAGGTCAGAATCATTGACTTCTACCAAAACTGCCAGAAAACCATTGACCACTACGCTCAGGTGCTTCAGGAAAAGGGCTACATCTACAAGGATTGGTGGCTACCTCATGACGCTGAGAACAAGAATATGACGGGCAAATCTGTCAAAGACATTCTTGAAAGCATGGGCAAACCTATCCGAATCACGCCAAAACTGTCTATTGCTGACGGTATTAACGCAGCTAGAACGCTAATGGACAGAGCGTTTTTTGACGAGGTTCGCTGTGCTGACGGGTTACAGAATCTACGCCATTACCGCTATGACGTAGACCCAAACACCAAGATGTTCTCCAACAAACCACTGCATGATCAGCACTCACACGCTGCTGATGCTTGGCGTTACGTGGCCGTAGGACTTGACGAGAATGTCGGGTCTTGGGGCAAATCTATCAACAAAATACCGAAATGGGTGGTCTGATGTTTATGATGAAGCAAGGCGATATTTCAAACGCCAAACGGGTTGATGCTCTTGAAAAGCGCATTGAAATGCTTGAAAATGTGGTAAAGGCATTACAATTGACCGAACGCCCCAAGGTCGGGCGACCTCCAAAGGCAAAAGATGAGTCAGAACCTAAAAGCGATTCTCCAGGCTGAAATCGACAACTCAATCGGTTTCATTGAGAGTGAGACCGTAGAGCAACGCAAGCAAGCCCTCCAAGCCTACTTGCGTCAACCTTACGGGAACGAGGTCGAAGGTAAGTCTTCTATCGTTACTGGAGAAGTCGCAGAAGCCATTGACGGTGCAATGCCGCCTTTGATGCGTATCTTCACAGGGTCTGACCAAGTTGTTCTGGCAAACCCAACTGGCCCCGGTGATGAGGCTGGTGCAAAACAGGTTACTGATTACCTGAATTACATCTTCTTGCAAGACAACCAAGGCGTGATCATCATGCACGATTGGTTTAAAGATGCCTTGATGCAGAAGAACGGCATTGTTAAAGCATATTGGGAAGACAAAGAAGACGTAACCAAAGAAAGCTATCAGGGCTTGTCTGATGACGAACTGGCCTTGATGCTGCAAGACAAAGACCTTGAGGTTGTTGAGCAAGACACTCAAGAGTTCCCTATTCTTGACCCTATGGGAATGCCTGTCTTCAATGAAGACGGTACACAAGCTACATATGGCATCCATGACATTAAAGTCAGCAAGCGGGTAAAAACAGGCAAGGTTGTTATTGAGAACGTGCCGCCTGAAGAATTCCTAATCTCCAAACGTGGCATCAAGATTGAGACCTCTCCTTTTGTTGCACATCGCCGGATGATTACCCGTAGCGACTTGATTGCGATGGGCTTTGATAAGAAGGTCGTGAATGGCTTGGCTACTGGTGACCAGTTGGCCTACACGCCTGAGCGAGTGGCACGATTCAGTCCTGGCGAGCAACCATATGACACTCAAGCCGAAGACTTTGCAATGCAAGAGATTGAGGTCTACGAGTGCTATGTCTACGTTGATGAGGACGAAGACGGTATCGCAGAGCGTAGGCAAGTGTTTTACGCTGGCAATGAGATTCTGAGCAATGAAGAAGCGGACTATGTTCCCTTCTACTCTGTCTGCCCGATTCCAATTCCGCACAAGTTCTTTGGTAACTCTCTTGCTGATCGCACGATTGACCTGCAACTGATCAAAACCACTGTTACCCGTCAGATGCTGGATAACTTGTATCTGACCAACAACGCCCGTGTGGTGGCTGTTGAGGGACAAGTTAACTTTGATGACTTGCTGACCTCTACTGCTGGCGGTGTGATTCGTGCCAAGTCACCAAACGCTGTTCAACAGTTGAACGTGCAAAACGTATCTGCTCAGTCATTCCCAATGCTTGAGTACATGGATAGAGTCCAAGCCAAGCGTACAGGTGTGACAGACGCAAGCCAAGGTTTGGATGCCTCTATCTTGCAGAACGTGACAGCCGCAGCCGTGGCCTCCATGCAGCAAGCTGGAGCCGGAAAGATTGAGATGATTGCCCGTATCTTTGCTGATACTGGTGTGCGTGATTTGTTTTATGGCATCTTGCACTTGGTCACTAAGTACCAGCAGAAAGAGCGAATCATTCGTTTGCGCGGCACTTACGTAGCCATTGACCCACGTACTTGGGCAAACAAGTATGACCTGACAGTGAATGTCGGTCTGGGTAATGGCAACCGTGATCAGCAAATGGCAATGCTGCAAATGGTCTTGGCTAAACAAGAGCAAATGATTGGTCAGTATGGCCCTGCGAACCCATTTGTTTCGTTTGGTCAGTATCGTGCTTCACTTGGCCGCATGGTTGAGGCTGCTGGCTTTAAAGACTCTGCAGAGTTCTTTAAGCCGATTAGCCCAGAGCAAGACCAGCAATTGTCTAATCCTCCACCTCAAGAGCCTCAAATGCCTCCAGAAGTTCAGGCTTTCATGGCTAAGACTCAGGCTGAGATCCAAGGCCAACAGGCTAAGTTCCAAGCTGATATGCAAATGCAACAAGCCAAGATGCAAGCTGACTTGGAGTTTGAACGTCAGAAGGCTGCACTTGAGTTGCAACTTCAGCGTGACAAGGCCGCTGCTGAGATTCAACTGATGCGTGAGAAAGAAGCCTCAAAACTTCAGATTGAGCGTGAGAAGATGAATATGCACTTTGCCATGAAGGAGCAAGAGTTCCAAGCAGAGGCGCAACTTAAGGCTTTGAAGATTGGTGCTGGCATCACTTCTAACGTGGAGATTCCAGGATGATTGACCAAGCAGAACAGCAGCAAGTTGCTGAAATTGCCAACCAGTATTTTCTGCAAGAGTTAGGCTCTCAAAAGGCTGCTGACGAGGCAATGGGCAAGCTGGCGAAATTGGTTCAAGAGGACGGTGCAAAGCTGGTTCACTTGGGCAATGTGCTGTTTCTTGTGTTGGTTCGCGGGAAAGGTGCTGTTGAGGTTCACACCATTGGAACTGAGGCAAGCCCCCGAAACATGGCGAAAAACTTTGTTGACTTGGTGAACTATCTGAAGAACATTAAAGTCAAAGTTGCTTACACTTACAGTGAAGACAACAAGTTTGACAGGCTGGCAAAGATGACGGGTTTGCCAGTTAGAAAAGAAAAAACAGAAGTTGATGGCAAGTCTGTCAATGTCTACATCATGGAGTTATAAATGCCAGCAGTTCCATTAGTTCTTGCCGTTACTGGAACAACAGCCGCCATTGGAGCCGCTGCTGCAACTGCTATTGGTTTGGGTACTGTTGGTACTCTTGCTGCAACAGCAATTGGCACTGGCATTGTTGCTGGCGGCATGACAGCAATCCAAGGTGGTGACATTAGTGACGTTCTTGAATCTGCTGTTATAGGTGGAGCCACATCATTTGTTGGTGGAACTGTTGCAAACGCTGTTGGCAGTACAGTGGCAGAGGTAACAGGCAGTCAGATTGCTGGATCTGCTGCTGGCAATGCAGCCCAAGCATTGGTTTCTGGTGGTGATACAGAAGATATATTGGCAAGCGGTTTGCTTGGCGGTATTAGTGGGGGCATCAACGAAGCAAAGTTAGCTGCTGCTGACGAGTATTTGAATAGCCTTCCAGGTGGTTATGGTGAATACAGCGATCTGCCACTAGACATGAGTGACTTTGACTTGCCTCCAGCAGTCATTGACACAACATTCACGCCTGATTATTCGCTTTCTACTGGTGCGCCTGTAATCCCCGATATGGGCGCTCAAGGCATCCAAGTCCCAACAATCAATGAAGTCGTTGACGTTGTTGGTTCGCCTGTTGATTACTCTTTGCCTGTACCCGCAGGGGATGGCCTTGGCCTTCAAATGCCAACAGTGCCAAACCTAGAGGCAATGGGTGGTGGTCAAGGCATTACTGTTCCTGTTGCTGATGGCACTCTGACAGAGGCTGGCGTTATCCCTGATGTGTTTGTGCCTGACTTGGGAGATCCAAACTCATTTATCAATCAGCCTGTGCCTGACGTTTCGGTAAACATCCCTGAGTTACCAGAAGCGACACCAAAAGACATTGATACACAACTCAGTTTGCTCAATGCTGCACAAAGCATTGCCCCTGCTGTTGTGAATTCTTTGCTTGCTGACAATGCGGTTATCCAACCAGATGAGCAAACAGGCTTTGATATTGTTCCGATTCCTAGTGATTGGCGCTCTCCTGAGTACAACCAGACATTTACGCCTTCAGCAGCCATTGACTTTGGCAATGTTGGTATGTTGGCAGGGACTCAGTTTCAACCAATGAATGTGTCTTCACTGATAAACACTTTGAACCAGCAGCCTCAGTTCAATCAGGTTGTAGGAAACATCAATGATGTGCCAATGTCTATCAATGACATTATTGGCAACCTTGGTCAAAACACCATGCAGCCGTTTGACATGAACAATATCATTGGCGAGATTGATGGAACGCCTATGTCACTGAACAGCATCATTGCGGGAATACAGAGCCAATATGGATAAAAAACTCAAAGCACAGTGGGCAAGCAACCTTTTGGTTGATGACTTTTTCGTAGAAGTCATGAATGATTTGAAAAATCAGCAAATTAGTGTGATAATTAACACAAATCGGGATGAGGTTCAGCAGCGTGAGTCTGCTTATAGCCACATCAAGACGCTTGATCTTTTCCTTGGACACTTGCAAGGCATTGCCGCAGAGACCAAGATACAAGAGAAAAAGTGGAAGATCCTGTAACGAAAGTTACCCGCAGTCCAGACGGTTTCTGGCGAAAACTGAGATAACACATGGAAAACACCAACCCGCAAGGGAGTGAAAGCCTAAACGTAAACCAAGCCGCTAATGCGTTTCTGGGTTTGATGGGTGATGACGGAGCCGAAAAAGGCCAACCTGAAGAACAAATTGAACAAGAAGCAAGTGGTGAAGTTGAAGACGAATCTGGTTATGCGGATGAGTCTGAGCCTGTTGAGGAAGTAAAACCCCGATACAAGGCAAAAGTCGGTGGTGAGGAAGTTGAGGTAGAACTCGATGAACTGATCAACGGCTATCAACGCAGCAAGGATTACACCCAAAAATCTCAGGCTCTTGCTGAACAACGTAAGGCTATGGATGCCGAGCGTGAACATCTTGAGCAGGTTAAACAAGAGCGACAAGCGTACGCCCAGAAACTGAAGGCTTTGGACAGCTTCCTAAGCCAACAGAATAAGGGTGAGGACTTAGAAGTTTTGAAAGAAACAGACCCTATCGGTTATGCCGTTAAGGTAGCGGAACAGAGTCAACGTGAGAAGCAGTTAGCAGTTGTTCGTGCTGAACAGCAACGCATTGCCCAACAGCAACAAGCGGAGCAGCAGCAGTCATTGCAAAACCATCTCAAGGCTGAAGCTGAGAAACTAGCGTCTGTTATCCCAGAACTGTCTACGCCAAAAGGTGATGCAATCCGAAAAGAAATTCGTGAATATGCAAAATCTGTTGGCTGGTCAGATCAAGAACTCTCCTCAGTGTATGACCATCGCGCTGTGCTGACTTTGTATAAGGCAATGAAGTTTGAGCAACTTCAAAAGGGTAAGCCGGAGACTTTGAAGAAAGTCCAGCAAGCCCCGAAGATGCTTAAAGCCGGGACTTCTACGCCGGACACTAAGTCATCAGAAGACAAACAAGTGATGCAAAGGTTGCGTCAATCCGGCAAAGTCCGTGATGCTGCTGCTGCATTTGAACGATTCTTTTAAACTTTTGGAGTTTTAAATGCCTACCTATCAAACCTATACGGCCATTGGCCAGCGTGAAGACCTCTCTGACGTTATTTATAACATCAGCCCAACAGACACCCCTTTCATGTCGTCTATCGGCAAGAACAAGGCCACTGCTACTTTCCATGAGTGGCAAACTGACTCTTTGGCTGCTGCTGCTTTGGGTGGCGCTGTTGAAGGTGCAGATCAGTCCAGCATCACTGCTAGCCCCACATCGCGTGTTGGTAACCGCACACAGATCTTCACCAAGGCTATCGCTATTGCTGGTACTTTGGAAGCTGTTGACAAGGCTGGCCGTAAGTCTGAAAAGGCTTATCAGATGGCTAAGGTTTCGGCTGAACTGAAGCGCAACATCGAACTGACCTTGTTGTCTAACCAAGTGTCTGCTGTTGGTAACTCCAGCACTGCTCGCACCTTGGGTGGTCTGCAAGCCTGGTTGAACACCAACTATGACGGTGGCACTTCTGGTGTGGCTGGTTCGGGGGGTTCTACTGCCCGTACTGACGGTACTAACCGTACTTTCACCGAAACCATCTTGAAAACTGTTGTTGCCGAGGTGTACACCGCTGGTGGCTCGCCTAAAGTGCTGATGGTCAACCCTGCTCACAAGCAATTGGTGTCGGCTTTTGCTGGTATCGCTGCACAGCGTTACATGGCTCCTTCTGACCAGCCAACCACCATCATCGGCGCGGCTGATGTGTACATGAGCGATTTCGGCACTATTTCGGTCGTGCCTAACCGTTTCATGAACAGCGACAACTCTGGCAACGAGACAGCTTTCATTGTCGATCCAGACATGGCTGCTGTGTCTTTCTTGCGTCCTTTCGAGACCATTGAATTGGCTAAGACTGGTGACGCTGAGAAGACTCAATTGCTGTGCGAGTTGACCTTGGAAGTTAAAAACCAAGCTGCTCACGGCATCATTGCTGACCTGACACCTTAATCTAACGTAAGTTAGCCAAAAGCCTCTCTTGGGAAACCTTGGGGGGCTTTTTTATTTACCTTGCCAATGATAGAATTGCAATTATGGAAAACCCTACATTTCGCAAATCTGTTGCTCACGCTGATGGTGAGGGTGGTTTGGTCATTCAGACTGCCCAAGATGTAAGTGCCATCATTGAG